TTGAACTGTAATAATGTTTTTAACAGCATCATCTACGTTTTCTTGGAAAAGTAACGGGTTAATATTAAAAGTAGATTTATCATCTTCATTTTTACCGGAATAAAAACCCCTTTTAGTTAGTTCGTCTATAATAAAATTTCTTCTGGCTTCATTTGATTTTCCAAAAGCTAAATTTAATAAAGGGTGCATTATAGTACCGCCAACTGTAAATTCATCACCTTTACTTTGTAAATAACCTAAAGGATGATTTTTTATCCAGCCGTCTTTTAAATAATTTATTAAATCAAAATCTGACATTTCTGACATTTCTTCAGAAGAATAATATGGTCTTTCTTCTACCCTATCTTCTCGGTCTTGTTTTTCATCATACATAGATTTTCCAAAAGTTTCTATTGGCTGACAAATACCATCAACTAACATATAACCTTCTTGACAAGGATCAACAATTTCATCTTCGGCAGAAAAATCTAATTGCGGATTTGGGTATAAATCAGTTGATTTTAACGTACCCGCTTTTTCTTGTTCTGTTCTAATATCAAAAATTGGATTTCGTATATCGTCGTTTGCCATTGTTTGATTAAATCCTCCGGCATTAATATACGCATCAATAATGTTTTGTGCACCTGTGCTTTGCAAAAAAGGATTCATTAATTTAATCCTTGTTCAATAATTTTAGACGCTAATTTTTCTTTTTCCAAACTATCTACTTTTTGATCCTTGATAATTTGCGAAGCTAATTTCTGTTCGTCTAAATTTAGTTTTTGCATTTTTATAACATTATCCTGTTGTTGTTTTTGTTGTTTAAGTTGTATATCCGCTTGGTTCTTTGCGTTCCTCATTTGTATATCTTGTTGTGCGACTTGAACCGCAGGATCAACTTCGGGAGGTTTAGGCGGTTGCGGTGGAGTAGTTGCCGGATTCATAAAAAACTCCGTAGCGTTTTTATATCCAGCGTTCTCTAAATATTTTTCTAACGTATTGTAAACATTTTGAGGGGTTACTAAACCTAGTCCGCCTTGTGCAATCATTTTTTCTTGCACATTTAAAACTTGTTGTAAAACTTCTAATCGTTGGTCTTGGTTTCCCGTTCCTAAACCAACTTGAACCGTAACGTCGTAACGATTTGCCCATTCGCGAGGATTCATACTTACAAAATCCCCTCGTAAACGAATGATACGCTCTTTATCTTGGTATTCACAAAGACATTTGAAAATATTTTTAAATATATCCTTAACGCCTTCGGCAAAATTACGCGCTATTAATTCAATTCGTTGTGTACTAGCGTTCATCATTTGATTAACGCTTTGCGCTGACGTATGCGATTTATTAATCGTATCGGGATTCATACCCGTTAATTGTTTACCGACACCGCTACGTTGCTCTTTCAAATCATCAATTTTTTGCAACATCATTAAACCGTCGCCTAAAAAGTTTGGTGTTTGTAAAGGCGTCACGGCGTTAGGGGATTTAACCCTAACGATTCCACCTGCTCTGCTTGTGAGCAAGTCATCAAGATTTGCTTGTCCGTCTACAACAACAGTACGTCCGTTGTTAAGAAAATACATATTATCGAGCGTGTTACGAAGTACTGCAGTTTTTGTTAATTGTAAATCTGCGATTAAATCGTAAAAGCTTAAACCAAAAAATCTATGGGGCATTGGTATTGCTACCGCTACCGCAAAAGGTATAATAGGTATTTCCTCGTTTTCTAATAAAACGTAATTGTTATAACCACTTCCGCCTACTGTTATTTTTCGTAGTTCCGCGATACCGTCGTTATCGTAATCACATTTCATATAAACTTCGGTTATAGAAACCACCCTTAACGAAGGATCTATTGTACTAGCTTCTAATTCCGTAGTTTCGTCGTCGTAACTTCTTCTAGTCGTAGCTTCGGTATTGAAAATCGCTTCTTCCGAAGAAGGAAGTTCTTCTACCAATTTTTTATCATATCCCATATCTATTAATTCAGATACGGTTTTAAAAACACGTTGCGCGATAAAATCACAATCGTCTATTGATTTCGCTCGTTTGCTAACAAGCATTTCTTCCGGAGCGACGTTTTCAATAACAACGCGTCCAATATCTTTAACCCTTTTAACGTCTACGTCATACGAAATATCGACACCGCCGGAATTGTTTTCGTATTCGCTTTCTTCAACTTTAATAATTTCAATTTCGTTATCTAATTCTAACGCTTGAAGTTCTTCTTCGGTTAAATTTTTATAGTATTCCTTTTTTTGTTCTTTTGATTTTTTATAATACGTTTTAACAAAACCGTTTTTAGACAATAACGCGTCTTTAAACATTGTATGAAGAATTTTAAATCCTTCATTATCTTTTTGGAAAACGTAATTACAATAATCCGAAACTTGTGCAGCGTATTCTACATCTTCGGGGTTCGTCGGATCAAAATTTACTATTTTGTCACCTTGCGTGAACATACGCATTAAGCTCGGGAGGATTGCTTCAATAACTTCTAGTAAATCTTGGCTAACAACACTTGAACGACCTTCGACTTCGTTACCTAACGGCTCTCCTAAATAATATTTAAGCGCGTTTTGGCGTTGTGAAGATAATTCTGACGCATAAAACCCTAAACTATTTTGAATTTCTTGCGATACTAAAGATAGTAGCTTCGTTTTTGTTAATTTTGCCATTCGTTAAACTATTCCTATATTCTTGTATTCTAATTTGGTTGTCCATTGTGTTGTTTGTTGATTCCCTACAGCGAAATATCGAAATGAATCAGAAGCGTGGGACGTCCAATCGTGAACGGGTTTGTTTTTTATTTCCCCTTTATCGTTTGTAGACCATCGATATTGCCGTAAGGCGTCTAAACCGTCCTTACAGTTTTCGTAATCCCACCAACATCGAGAGAGAATCATACGTACTGCGTTTATTCCATCTTCAATAGATAGTTTGGGTACGATTGACGTTCGCAATCCTAAACTTTGCGCTGTTTCTAATCTTGATACCCCCGTCCCTATTTCGCGCACATTCGCGTCGTGAGGTAAATAATGGGTATCGTAAATATATTTTTTTTGATCTAATAATTGCGCGTAGTATTCTAAAGATTCACCGCTATCTTCAATATAATCTATTATATGAAAAGCGCTTCCTTTTGTTTGCACCAGCCAAATACTTGTCTTATCCGCCATACCCAAATCCCAGAATGTATTTACTTTTAATCCGGTTTCGTACGGCACTTTGGTTATACGGTTTTCTTCTTCCGCTAATTGTAAACCTTTAGCGTATATAGAGCCGATAGCTGCGCTATCGAACGAACATTCAAATTCCGCTTCATATATTTCTTCGGGCATTAAATGTTTTGCTTCGTTCAATTCTAAATCCGATATAATGCCGGTTTTAGAAGCGGGAAACATTTCCGCGTACCAACTTTCTTGATGCAACGCGTAATCGTATAAATCAAAAAAACTGTTATGTCCTTGCGGAGTCCCTATTCCTATCATAAACCCGTTACGGTCTGACAAGGCAGGGCGGATTACTTCCGTCCAAAGTCTAGGTGGCATTTGCGCTACTTCGTCTAGTACAACACCGTCTATATATAATCCTCGTAAACTATCGGGACGTTCGCATCCTAATAATTGTATTCTTGCGCCGTTGGGTAAATCACATCGTAATTCTGTTTCGTGGTAATTTACATCCGGTAACACGCCGGTATATTCTTTGACGTAGTCCCACGCGTTTTTTTTCGCCATTGCATACGTCGGGCAAACATAATAATATCGAGGTCTTGGTAATTGGTTTTGTAACGCTTTCTTTATAAGTTCGTTTATACAAAGAACCGTTTTTCCAAATCGCCTATGGCAAACTAAAACGTTAAATCGTTTTAATTTATTATGGATTTCTTTTTGTAATTTTCGCGGTTTGTACGGGATTACGATTTTCATACGTCATTTTTTTGCCCATCTAAATAATCGCGAACACCCGCTACGTCTTTTCCTTTAACTTGGGATTTCCCCACGCTGTCGGGATAAGTTGTTTTATTATTGATTGCGATAACCAATTCCTTAAACGGATCGTTAAACGGTTTTCTATTATATTTCTTCTTATCTTTTTTTACGCGCATTTTGTATTTTGAAGTCCTTAAATCCTTCGCCATTGGATTAATCGCCATAGTAAAAATTC